AACTTGCAGGAATAAACCTACGTTTAAATAAAGGTTGACCTTCTTTAGTGTGCCCTCTAGGGTACGCTAATGGCTCACCTGTTTCAATATCTGTAGCCCAAAAAGGCTTGTTAGGCTCTGAAGGGTCTATAAACATTTTCTTAACCCACTGATGCCCAACAGAACCGGGGTTTGTAGTAGCCCTCATGTACAAGCCTAACTCAGGTGAGGCACTACGTAAACGTGACCTCATATAATTCCACGCAAAAGGCGTAGCCCACTGAGTCAACTCATCAAATGCTATGTAGTTAAACGCCTGTCCTTGGTAGCGCATAACGTCTTGGTCTTTATCTAGGTAACTCATCCAGATGCGCCCACCTCTAGGTGTAACCCATTGAGACTTACGCTCTGACCACTTGATGCCCGGAATTGCTTTAGGATATAACTCTTGACTTTTCTGTATAAGTTCTCTTAATTCTTCTGTAGTGTGTCGTACAAGCAAGCCACTAAAAGCGTGGTGGTTTAGGTTGCGTAAGGGGTCAGCTAGTGTAGCGTAGCTCTTACCGCCACCTGCTGCACCCCCGTACAACACCTCACGCTCACCTGATGCTAGAAAGTCTGTCTGTGGCCCTGCATTAGGCTGAAAGACAATGTTTTGTGCTTCCTCTATATCAAACGGCGCAGGTATTACTGTAGCTGGAATTGTTTCACGTGAAACATTTTTACTCGGCTGGACAGGTGTAGTAGCCTGTTCTTTCTTTTTCAAGCGTTTCGTACTGCGTGATCGCTTCTTGGAGCCTTTTGGCAAGCTCACGCTTGATTCTAGCAGTTGTTTTACGTTTTCGCTCAAGGTCTACTCTTTTCTTTAAGCCCATGTGAGATATACTTTTGCCTGATTGTGTAGTAAGCCAAGCAGAAACTTCTCTGTAACTGTACTGCTTTAAGTGCTTCTTTGCAAGCTCTAATAGTTCTAACTCTTTCTCAATAGGGTTTAACCAACGTTCATCATTTGGGTCTATCTCGTAACCAAAAGGTACAAACTTTACTAATCTAGGTATTCTCTCCCAATGTCGTAACTTCTTAGGCTTAGGTAGCATCCAATAACCTAAGTCATTAAACGCAAAATGTTTAGTCATCACTACTTTCTTTAGGGGGTAAGATAAATAAACCACCACTAGCCTCTACTGCAACCTTCTCAGTCTTAACTACACCAGCACGGTCTAGTATCTGTCCTGCTGCAACCATTTTTTCTTTAATGCCAAGCTGAGTAGGGTCAACTAAAGCACTACCATAAGCTACAGCAGCTTTAGGACCAAGACGCGCCATGTAAGACTTTGTAGCCTCAAAGATTTCATCCTTTAAGGTTTCTACAATGGTTTTAGTAGCGTACCCATCTGAGTACCCTGCAAGCTTCTTAGCTTGTACAACATCACCTTGTGCTTCATCAAACAAGACTTGCATAAAGAGTTGTTGCTTTTCGTTTAGTACCCTACTCATGTTACTCTCCTGTGCGGCTTGGTAGCTTTAGCCGCTTTCTTAGGTTGCTTAGAGAATTGCTTACCTTTTGCTGTATCCGATCTTTTCTTCGCTGAAGACGCAGCGTAAGACTTAGAATCCATAGCTTTAATAGCACTAGCTGGCAAGTAACGCTCTCCTGTAGCCTTTGGGCCTTGCGTAGAAGGTTTACCACTTTTAGTTCTCCAATCCTGCTTAGTCCATGACTTAAGACTCTTTTGACTTTTAGCTAAACCGCCAGAGTTCATCTTGGCGGCTGGCTTTTTCTTTGCTTTAGTTGTTTTACTTTTGCTTGGCATTGTGTTTTTTCTGTACTGCAAAGTTAGCGGTAAGGCTTGCCCCCTTGTGAGGAACAAACTTACCGTCATGCTTCATTACTTTTAAACTGCCATCTTTTTGTTTCATCCAGTGATAACCTTTAGGTGCGTCTACTTTCATTACGTGTACCCTCCACCTTTTGCTTTGTATTGCTTGGCAACCATTTGAGCTTTACGAGCCGACCACTGTCCGGGCTTTCCACCTTTGCCGCCAGCCTTAACGGATGCGACAAGAGACTTACGCATAGTAGGCTTAGTATAGTTACCCGCCGCATTGACCTTAGACTTGGCCTTTCCCGTAGAACTTTTGCTTGATTTCACCACGTGTAACTCCAATGTCTTTAAGCGCAGAGTCTGACATATTAATTAACTGCCAGTATTGTACTCTACGCATTTGGCTGTCTTGTAGTACTTTGATAAATTTCTTAAACATGGTATAACTCCTCTATGTATTACCACAGATAGTTATACCATGCTTTGCCTTAAAGGACTACATACAAGAGTGCAACCCCGTTATGCATTATTTCTTCATCTTCTTATTTGCCATGCCACCATACATATAGCCTGACTTTTTAGTCATGCCTCCTGCAGCGTAAGCACCTTTAGGCTTCTTAGTTACGGGACCACCTTTGTTTTTAGAAGTCTTAAGGCTAAGTCTAACACTATCTTTAGCTAAATCTTTAGGAACACTTAAGTCATTTCTTTCAGCCCATTTAGCTAAACGGAATTGTTCTTTAGAACTAAGACTTTTATCTCCTGCTTTCCAAGCCTCAAGCTTTGCTGAATTTGTTCTAGGTTTAGCTTTTTCAGTAACTTCAGGTTTAGCCTTTGCAGTAACTTCAGGTTTGCTTGGTGTAGAACCACTACGATCAATAGTACGGCGCATAGTCTCATAATTACCGTCACCACGCCCTTTTCCTACAGTAGCAGGAGACAGTCTCCTAGAAGTAATAGGTTTTTTCTTAAGAGGCTTTCCGTCTGGCCCTGTTGTTTTCTTGTCTTTAACGTTTGGTGCAGCAGGTTTTGCTGGACGTAACTTAGGCTTTAAAGACTTTGCAGGTGCAGAAAACTTCTTCATTACACTTTTTTTAGTTTCACCCTTTTTAAGGATACTATATTTCTTTCCATTAAATTCAAATACGTAATCCTTAGCTGAACCTGAATTTTCAAACTTCTTACGTGCCTTCTTAAAGGCGTCACCAAATGCGCTCATAATATTTATCTATCCCCTATGTTAACACCACACGAACTAGCGTGCTTGTACTACTACCTCGTCTGTAATTTAAAATTGTAGCGTTACCTATAGCTTTAGGTACAACAAGACTGTGAACACCAGCAGGTAACATAATGTCGTTATCTGTAATGTCAGCTTCTGCTGTAGCAAAACCTATATCTAAAGCGTGACTTGTCTCAATAAGCACCATCTTAGCGTTAGTGCAAACTACGTGTGTAGTAGCAGTATCACCTAGAGTAACTGCGTCTTCTACAGCCCATCCTAAGTGTTCTCCTACCAATGCGGCTTGATCAACCATTGTGTTTTAACTCCCGTTACATTTTCCTAGCGTTACGATCACGTGGAAACGATCTATTAGAGCTAGAGGATACAACAGCTAAGTTGCCCTTCCTGTTATCTAAAGGATTGCCATTCTTGTGATGAACGTCCTGCCCTTGTTTTGCGCCACTGCGTTTACGTGCAGCGTTGCGTGAGGCTCTCCTTTTTCTTTTGCTCTGGTTTGGCGTGGTAGTTATCGTATTCTTTACGATAGTTACGTTTGCCTAAAGGAGGAGTTACAGATATCTTAGTTGGTGCTGACATTAGTAACTCCCCCCTTTTTATAGTAGCAAATTAATGTACTGAGTATTCTAACTCAACAGTAAATCTACCTGCAGATGCATCACCATTAAGAGTGGTGGTAGCAAATACGTATAAGTTTGTATTTGCAATAGGTGCCTGTACTAGTGGATCAAAAATATGATACCCGGCTGCATCCAAATTAAGGTCTATCTCAGTTACTGAATCAGTAGCAGAAATACGTGGATTAAATGATGCAACTCCTGCACCTACAATCTCTGTACCTGAAGATACAACAGCAGCATTAGTAGCAATACCTGATGTAGGATTAAGTGCTAGACCGCCTACAAGTGTGGGTCCTGCGACAGTAGTAATAAATACTAATGCACGATGAATAAAGAATTTAGTAGGAGTTACAATGCCTGATGGAGTATTAGTATCCAATGTACCTAACTCTACAAGACAGTCTCCATCTGCATAAGCAGAGGCAGTGTCTGTATCTGCAAGTGATCCTACAAAGGTTTGGATTTTACGTGTACCAAATGAATGTAGTAGACCTGTGCCTGTTATTCCTGTACCAAAAGTTACGTTATCTTCGTAAGCTTCAATACCTTTTGTAAATGTTGTAGTTGCCATGATATGTTATCCTTTATAGCTTGTTACCATTTTACTTTATCAGCCCAATATGCTGCGCTTAGTTTTCCCTTTTTTATGTTTTTACCGTGTCTTGCTTTAAAGGATGCACGTTTTTTCTTCATCTTATCGGTTTCACCTTTTTTTGGCTTCCCGGCGGTCTTCGCTCCCTGTTCACCAAATCTAATGAGTTTGATGGTCTTACCTTCTTTTGCAAGTACGGCATGACTTTTTTTAGGGTGATCAGGGGTACGCTTCGGCTTGTTATAACCTGCAAAAGTCTCTCCCCTATACTCTATGCTCATTGCTTCACATCAATTCAAAGTGAGGTGCATCAATAAATGGTCTACGACCTTGAGAACGGCGAAGGTCTACATACTCATTCATTGCGTCTTCCATTGAGCCTGAGTACTTAGAAATATCACCTACACTCCATGCAGCACCCCACTTAATAGGTACACCGTGAATACGTGCAGCGTCAGCCATAGCGTCAGCTATCTCGTCATACATATTTAAAGACCACGTAACGTTAGACCCTACGTAAGCTACAAGGTCAACTGCACGACCCTCTAAGTGTTTGCTTTTCATAGTTTGTGATGCACCCTTTGCAACTAAAGCTTTTTGTTCTTCTACGGTACGCATACCACAAGTTACACCAAAGTCAACTTTAGTCATGTCTATAGCTGCATTAACTACAGTTATTAGTCCTGCATCAACACCTTCAAGTCTACCAATACTACGTGAGGATAATTTAAACCCCATTTTGTTTCTCCTCTATAAGCTTTGCTTGCTCTCGTATTAACTCTTGTTGTTTCTCTAATGTAATAAACTGCTTATCTAACTCAGATAGTTGAGGGATAAGTATTACATTATTTCTTTCCAAAGAACTTACTCACTGACCTCATACCAATACTAGCTGATACAATTCCACCTAATGCTATCTGATACCACTGAGGCATTACTTCCAGTGAAGCAAAACCTCTTGCTACTATGTCATTACCCCAATCTCCACAAAAGGCTAAGATTAGTGGGATTGAAAACAACAAGGTAATCCACTCATCCTTCCAGCTATTCTCAGTAGCTTTAATAGCCTCTATATCCCAATCTATCTCACCTGT